TCAGCCAGCTCCTGGGCAGCAGGAGCGTGGCGGTTCCCCTCGTGCTTTTGAACGTCGCCGGAGGCGCGGCCTAGGCTTACTCTTGGGCGGCGGCGTCCCCGCGGCCGCCCTGTTAAATTTGAAAACGAAAAAAACATCAAGTCATGCCGAGATCCGAATATTACGAGCCGGCCCTGCTGCCCGGAGAGAAGGAACAGCCGCAGATAATCATAGACGCGGTGGAGCTTTACGACCTGCTGATAAGGGCGGAGATGATGATGACCAAGGTGGATCGCATCCGTTACGGGAACAGGGCAGTCGTGCAGATCCAGGACGTCATCAGGGAGTTCATGCTCGCCTATGACTTCGAGGAGGACAGATGGATCCACCTGAAGAGGCTCTGCGCGAACATGGCTGTGTTCATGTGGACGGTCAGACTGATCGGAGGCAGGAACGTCATCAGTGTCCGGGACACAAGGTCCGGCGAGACTCCGGACCAGATGAAGGTGAGGATCATGGAGAGTCTGGCGAAGTTGGACGAAGGTGTGACAAGATGGAGGAAATCGATAATGAAAAACAGAAACAAGGGCATGACCGGCGTCGGGTGACGATCCGGCAGTCTCCGGAATCATAAAGGAGACCCTCCTTCCGCATATGCGGCAGGTAAGAGCAAGGAATGGGACTCGGAGCAGCAACGTCTGGAGTTGTTCCCGCTACAACCAGAATAACGGTTGGATCGCGAACGGCAACAACGGCTATGCTGGCGGCAACAACCTGAACAACAGGAACGTGGCGGTTCCCCTCGTGAATTATGATTGAAGGAATATGGTTTTTGAAACACTCATAGACGACTATCTGGGATGCCGCGCCAACAAGCGCAGGAGTCCGGACAGCGTGCATTTCGAGCTACACTGGGAGAGAGACCTGGCGCGGCTGCTTGAGGATTTCAACGACCGCACCCTTGTTTCTTTTCTATATGCTTTCATCAATCCGGAGCCGAGACCCCGGGAGGTCATAGCGTGCCTGATGCAGATGAAGATATTGCAGCACCACTTCGACCTGAGGGTGCGCCCGCTCGTCGAGGCGGAACTGACGGCCAGCACGTTCAACAACCGCGTGGGCTACGGATGCGACAGGGCGATCAGGAAGGTGCGCGATGACATCAGGAGGATGTCGCGGAACTACACCCGGGACTGCTACGTGATACAGCGGGACATCAAGTCGTTCTTCCCGTCAACGGACCTTGACCGCTCCTACACGGCGTACCGGAGCTTGATCGAGAGGGAAATAGTCGACGGGGACGAGAGGGACGACCTCCTTTACATCCTGATGCGCGTTAACTACGCGTATCCGCAGGAACACGCGAGGCTGAGGTCCCCGAAGTGCAAATGGGGCGGCATCATGGCCGCCGGGAAGAGCGTGGTCTTCAACAACGACCCGTCCCGCGGCGCGTGCCTCGGCAACCAGTTCTGGCAGGTCGAGAAGAACTACGCCCTGGCGGAGTTCGACCGCTTCCAGGTCGAGACGTGTGGGCTGGCCTACACCAGGTTTGTGGACGACATGGTGTGGGTGATGGAGAACAAGGAGGCGGGACTCGCTCATGTGGCGACGAGCGAGCGGATGCTACTCAATGAATATGGCTACAAGATGCACCCGGGAAAGCGCTACTGCCAGCACTACAGCAAGGGGCTGGCGTTCCTCGGGGCGAAGATCAAGTTCGGCAGGATATACGCGAGCGACAGGTGCGCGCGGAACTGCCGGAGGAAGATACGCCTGTGGAACAGCATGGCGCGGCCGTCCATGCTGGGGCGCTTTCTCTCAAGCGTCAACAGCTACCTCGGCATGATGAAGCATCGTAACGCCTACGGGATCATCCGCGACCTCGTGGACGAGGTGAGTCCGGAGTGGCTGAGATATTGCCATTATGACGATGACAGGCGGTGCTTCGTGGCAAACGACGGATATAGGCACAACGACCAGCTTAAGAGAAAGTATCATTTCAAACTCAACAAAGACAGACACGATGACAAGACAGGAAATCGAGGACAGAAGGAATGTCCTGTACTCCCTCGTCAGGGACAGGGAGGCGAAACTGAAGGAGACGGACTACGTGGCGGCAAAGATCGCTGAGGGCGCGGCCACGGCGGAGGAGTACGCCGCCGTCCTTGCGGAGAGGAGGACGTGGCGCGCGGAGATCAACGAGGCCGAGGCCGGGCTGGCCGCCCTTGACGCGGAGGTTCCGGACGACGCGGACACGGTTCCGGCTGACATCGCGGAGGAACGGCCATGAAGATAATATCACTGAACTGCCGCGTCTGGACAAGGGACACCAAACGGGCTTCCGAAAGGTTCTGGGTGAAAAGGATGGAGCGCGTCAGGAGCTTCATCCTGGAGCAGGACCCTGACGTGCTGTGTCTTCAGGAGCTGTCGTTCCCCGCGAACCTCTGGATACCTAAAGGCTACCGCCGTGTCGGCCTCTCGATCTCTCATCACATCTATGTACGCAAGGGAATCAAGTCGAGGCCGCTGTGGTTCGCGGTCCACCACAACGCCGCAAAGATTGGCGGAATACGCATAATCAATGTTCACGGAACATGGCGGAAATGCATGGACAGGGCTTGGCGGCAAATCAAAGGGCGGATGAAAGAGCCATGCTTGGTGGTTGGCGATTTCAACCAGACTTACATAAGTGTAGCCGACAATCTCAAGGTGCCGATGCCTAAGAGAGGCTGCTATACGTTCAAGAATTATACTACGGGCGCGCAAGGAGACATAGACCACTGTGTCACGAAGGGGTTGGCCGGAGTCGATTGCTCCGTCTATGACGACGGCTTCGCGATGTCCGACCACCTGCCGCTTGTCATCAGCATCTAAGATTCTGTATGATGGAAAATTTCAACGCCCACATCCTCGCGGACGAGGCTTCCACGGGGAGTGTCGTGGTCGGCACGGGCATCTCGGCCACGCTGTTATTGTTTTTCCAACAATCTTTCGAGAGGATGCTGCCGTATCTTGTCATAGCCGCCGTGGTCATCCTGATCGACCTCGTGTTCGGCATCAGGGCCGCCAAGAGGAAGGGCGACCGGATCAGGATAAGCAGGGCGATCAGGCGCACGATCGGGAAGGCGGTGGAGTACTTCTGCTGGGTGGTGCTTGCTTCGTCTTTGGCCGTGGCTACCGGCTACACCGTCATCGAGACCGGGCTGATGCTCGTAGTCATAGGCGTGGAGCTGATCTCCATCGTCCAGAACTGGTACTTCTGGAAGTTCGGCCACAAGGCGCGCGTTAAGGTTGACGCGGCAAAGGTCATAGAGGCGGTTGTCGAAGCCAAGACAGGCGCGAACATCGAGGGCGCGGTGGTGATAGGCAAGGACGGGGATGGCTCGCCTGAAAGCGAAAAGGAGGATAAAAGCTATGCCAAGGAAGATTAACTTAATCATAGTCCACTGCACGGCCACGCCGGAGGGACGGTGGGTGACCACGGACGAGATAACGAGGTGGCACAAGGCAAGAGGCTTCCGCACCATCGGCTACCATTATGTCGTCTACCTTGACGGCACGGTGCACGTCGGAAGGCCGGAGGGCGAGATCGGGGCGCACTGCGCCGGGCGCAACACGGACAGCATAGGCGTGTGCTACGTGGGAGGCCTTGACAAATCGGGCAAGGCAAAGGACACGAGGACGCTGGCGCAGAGGGAGGCTCTTCTGAAACTCCTGAGGGAACTGAAAGCCAAGTACCCGAACGCTGAGATACGCGGGCATAGGGATTTCGCCAAGAAGGCGTGCCCGTGCTTCGACGCGACCAGCGAGTACAAGGCTCTTTGAGTTGTCAGATTTTGACAATTTATTTACGTTGAACGCTGATATATTGACGGATTATGAAAGGTTTCATCGATTTTCTAAGGATTCTGTGGGAGTTGCCGCAGAACCTTTTGGGGTTCATCCTCTTCCAGGTTTACAGCGTGGACTGCGACTGTATGGAAGTTCCCTATGGTGACGCGCGCATTCTCTATTCGGAGAGGATGAGGGGCGGCATCAGTCTGGGCAGGTTCATCATCCTGCCGCGGAAGTACCGCAACAACAGCTCGTCCTACGTCCGCGACACCATCGGCCACGAGTATGGGCACACGAGGCAGTCGGCTTGGCTCGGATGGCTTTATCTTGTCGTGATAGGGCTTCCGTCCCTGCTTTGGGCGTGGGCGCACTCCACGTTCCGAAGACTGCAGGAGGTAGACTATTACTCTTTTTTCACAGAGAAGTGGGCGGATGAGCTTGGAGGGGTCAGGCGGTGATTACAGCCGAATTACAGCCGAATTATAGCCGAATCGCAGCAAGTTAATCGCGGCGACCATTTTCGTGAGGTCAGGAAAATGATTCGGACGCAAAGAAATAGAATTTAACGCTATTATATTGAATTATATGAAAAGAATGATTGACGTTGAGACGGACAAGGACACGCTGCGGATGTCCGAGGACGAGATAAACAGAACCGTCCTGCTTGACAGGGTGGCGGACCTTGCGAACAACACGGAGGATAATGACGAGCGGGAACTGCCCGACCGGCTCTGCGGTTGACTGCACAGGGTGGATTTCGCCGAATAAGTCCTATACTACAAGTTGTAGTACAAGAAGATTTCCGTTTTTTGAGACATAACCCCCATTGCCTCTGCATGCAAGCCTACTTTGGGGGATCAAGACAAGGCCGCGCCCCGGCCTCAATCGGGGCGGTTACTCTTAGTATTAGTTTTTTTTGTTTCTGTCCTCCCCGCCGGGAGGCGCGGGGGACTTTTAATTGAGATTTATGGCAACGACCGAAAACGACCGAAAACGACCGAAAACGACCGCGGTGTTCGCGGCGGCGGTGCTGCTTGCCTTGGGGCTCGGCTTCCTTGGGGGCAGAAGCGGCCGCTGCGCCCACGTTGTCGAGCGGACGGATACGTTAATCATCCGCGACACATTCGTCGATTACAGGCCGGTTCTGAAAGAAATCAGGACGGTCAGGGTTGACACGGTGCGGCTCGCGGCCGTCCAGCCTTCCGATACTATCTTTGTCCACGACACGGTGGAGGTCGAGGTGCCCATCATATTCAGCCGCTACACGGGCGACAACTACGACATCGGGGTCAGCGGCTTCAGGACGAAGCTGGAGTATGTCGAGGTCTATCCGCAGACTAAGATCATCACAAAAGGCTACACCGTGGAAGCAAAGAGGTGGGGATTCGGGGTTGCGGTCGGCCCTTCTGTATTGGTAACCCCTTCCGGCAGGGTGAACGCCGGGCTCGGAGTGACGGGCGGATTCTATCTCAGGCTTTAACGGGCGTGTTCACGCACGCTCTTTGAAATATTGGAATCGCCGATTTTCTTTTGCGTGCGTCAAGTTTTCAAGGGTGGGTACCCATCCGTCCGCATTTACGCATATCGTTAAAATTAAAACCTTTTAGAATATGATGAAGTCAGATTTCAATCCGGCATACAGGGAGAAGAGGGAGAACGAGAAGAGTTTTGACGCGATAGAGGGATCAGTCGGCGAACTCAAGGATCTGGTCAGGTCACTGATGGACAAGTTGGGCTGACGGGTTACGCTCTTTTATTTCTTTGCGGCATCTTTTCTGGTGACGCAATTATTTTGTTATTTTTTTTTGAAAAAGTGTACTAAATTCAAATATTTTTTCGTATATTTGCATAAACAAAAAAAACACTAAGAGTTATGAGAGCACAGATCATCTGCACCACAGACGCCTACACGGCATCACGAAATGCGCATTTCGCGCACAATTCGACCACATACGTGGTTGACGAGTTCGCCAGCCTCAAAGAGGCCAACAAAGCCCTTTTGTCGATGTTTAACGATCTCAAAGATGGCGCACGCTTGCCAAATTGGGGCCTCGCTGCCGCTTATGAAAGCGAAGAGCAGGCACTATACGCCTGCAAGACATATTCTGACGGCACCAGGGCTTTTTGCCACGATGTTTACTCTTATTCAACAGTGCTAATAGATGAATAGGTATATAATCTCTCGTGTGCCGGGCGTTGAGAACGCCTGGCACTGCGTCGACAGCCTTACGGGCGTGTCGGTGACGTGGACAGAGGGCAGGTTCAACGACACGCAGAGCGTGGCGTGGCCTGATGGCCTTGCGGTCAAGGCTGACACACCGGCGCAGTTGGCGCACGTGATGAGGCTTATGGCCGACTGGCTTGTCGAAAATCACGGGGATCTGCTATGAGAGGCGGCAAGAGAGCGGGGGCGGGCCGCAAGCCTTCGGGCAGCTCCCCGAAAGTCCCCTACACCATAAAGATCAAACCAGAGACCAGAAGGCGCATCGACGAGCTCAAGGCCGATGGGTTCTCCCTCGGGCGGTGCGTGGACGAGATGGTGGCGAAGATGTGACAATGAGCCCCGGCTAAGGCTGGGGCTTCTCTTTTCGGTAGTCCTTGCCGTACAGCACGTAGTCGATTACCCGCCTGTTGGCTTCGTCAACCTTGCTCTGGTCTCGCTTGATGTATATGAATGTGACGTCGTGCGATTTGTCCGAATGCCCAAGAGCCTGGCCGATTATGTCCACCGGGATGCCAATCTCATAGGCGATGGTCGCCCACGTGTGGCGGGACCAATATGTTGACAGATCGGCAAAGCGGCCCTTCTCTAAGATCTTGCCGCGCTTGCCCCTTGGGCACCCCAAGTATTTCAGGCGCTTGTTGATTTTCGACAGGTAGGAGTTCTCGGTGGCATATCGCTCAAGGCCGTTCACGAGATTCGTCTTTCCTGAATATTTCCTGATCAGTTCGGCCGCCTCCGGCTCGATCTTCACGGAATACAGCCGACCGGTCTTGGCACGTCTGTAGTTGAGGTAACCGTTTTTCACGGAGGTCTTTTTCGCCGCGAGAAGGTCCGCGAGGTTGATGCCTATCAGGTAGAACAACAGCATGAAAATGTCCCTTGCCTCCTCATATCCAGGGCTTGGCTCCATGTTGAGGATCCACGCGAGCTGCTCGGCGGTCAGCGCCCTCTTCCTTGTCTCCTCCTGTTTGATTTTGAAGGTACGGAAAGGGTAGGCGTCGGTTTTTCCGTCGTCGATGGCCTTGTTGAACACGGTCCGTATGTTGCGCATCAGGATGGAGATGGAGTTTATGGCCATCGTGTCCATGCAGTGGCGCTCGAACCGCTCAAGATAGGCGCGGTTGATGTCGTCGAACGACCTTTCATCTATTGACGGGTCGAAGGCCGTGAGCGCCTTGACCGTCCGGTCATACACTTCGCGCGTCCCGGGCTTGTAGCAGGAATCGCGGTAATCCTTCAGGGCGGCAAGAAAATCCCCGCCCTTCTTTTCGGGCCTTTCGCCGAAAGCCTCTTGTTTGATTCGGTCGATGACATCCCTTGCGGTCATCGTCGCGAGTTCTCCGGAGTAGCGCAGGTCGGTGATGATGTCCACCGCCTGCGTCGCGAGATTCTTCAGGCGGTTGCGGAATCCGGTGTTCCGGCCAATGAAGGTCTGGTGCACCGGATCCCAGTCCTCCGGCCGGATCTTGCCGGCCAACAGCAGGGCGCTTTTGTAGTCGTGCGAGATCTTGAGGTAGAGCGGCGCCTCTTCGCCCGCCTTGACGTTTTTGAGATAGTACGATACCTTTGCCATAACGTTGATTTTGTTTTTAGTCCCGAATTAGTCACGAATCGGCCATATTTTGCCGCAAAATGTCACACTTTGCGCCCCAATTTTGAGGGTAAAATTTTAGTTTTAGCAAAGAAATAAGGACGGATGATTCAATCTAACTAATTGATTTTCATCGCCCTTAACTATTGAGCGGAATGCGAGGCTCGAACTCGTGACCTTCGGCTTGGGAAGCCTAATTAGGACTTGGAATTTGTTGATTTTTAATTGTTTATGCGTTCAATTTTATTTAGTCCCGAATTTTGGTCCCCGTCAGTCCCGAATTATCGACGGGCATTAATAAACTTTTTAGGGCTTTCACATTCTTCGGCTATCATTCCGTCAATACCACTGTCCCTTTGACGTGCCACTTAAATCCGTCGAAACTTACACTCAGCATCGCAATCCCGTTACCGCCCATTTCCTTAGCTATATTTACGATCGGATCTAACAGATCTTTGTTTTTCAAGTTCTCGAACTGACCGGATAAGCCTTTGGAATATACAGCATCATCAAAAGTTCCTCTCCGCTTTTTGTCATCAACGACTTTGGCAACCGCGGGGGTTATCACGACTTGTATATCACCGAGCTGCTCGTGAACTACCGGGCACTCACTGGAGTAGATACGGAATCCGTCATTGATGTAAGGCCGGAAATCTATCACATGATATTCAACCAGCCTTCCGGGCGTTGCACAATTCACGGCAAGCAATGCGATGGCCGTGAATAAAAATATTCTAAGAAACTTCATAAGTACTGTTAGATTGTTTTTCCAGATAAATTGCCTATTGTCGTTATGTTGCTGCCCTGGTGGCGGATCAATTCAAGCATCATCGACTCTATGGTCTTCTGCTGACTCTCCGTCAGGGCGGTGAGGCGGCGCACCTCGTCCTGGCTGGACTCCAGAAGGTGCTGGCACTCCTCCAGAAGGCCGCGCCAACGGTCGCGGTCAGCCTTCAGCGACACCACGCGCTCCGCCATGGCCTCCAGACTCAGCCTGCACAGGTCGCCCTGCACCGTGGCCGTCTTGGCGGTGTTCTCCACCGCACCGCACAATGCCGCGGCCATCCCGTTCACCCGGTCGAGCCTGTCCTCGCTGGTCTCCTGTAATTTCCTTGAAGTGTCGCCCCACTGGGCGAAGAATGTGCTGAACATCTCCGTTATCTGTTTCTCGCTGGTTGTTCCCGTAGGACCTTCGCCCTCTTCTTCGTTTGCTGGCATAGTGTTGTTTGTTTTAGTGTTGAGGTTTCTCGGCGGCTACCTTGCCGTCAGGTTCTTTATTATATCTGTCAAGCTTTGGATCTGCTCGCGCTGTGACTTGTTCTGCTCTTTCAGCTCTTCTATCACCTTCATAAGCTCCGCGGAGCCGCCGTTGTTGTTCACGGTCGTCGGAGAGTTGGTCACCCCGCTAAGGTTGCCTATCTTCGTCACGTTGCCGTGGATGGAATTGTCGGTTGACAAAGTTTCATCATCTATCATATTCCCTCTACCTGTCAGCAGCCAAGCGAGATTGAGATCAGGGTGCGCTTTGCTAATTTTGACCAAGCTTGCATCTGATGGTCTCTTAGCGACTTGGTTGAAATAGCCATTGGATAGGCCAGCAAGTTTCTCAAAGCGTGATATGCCCATATTCTTATACTTGCAGTACTCTTGAACGCGTTCTTTTATCATATTATCTAATTTTTATCTAAAAATTATCTAATAATCCTTTGATATTATCTAAAAATTATCTAATTTTGCATCAACAAAGTTACGAACTAAGTTATAAACAATGTTACGTATTAAAGGCAACTGCAAATGAACGAAAATAAATCCATAGATGCAAGGACTTTCCAGGAAATCTGGGAGACCCTGACGGATTACCAGAGGACCAACCTCAAGTGGGCCATACAGATGAACCTTGAGGTCTCCGACCAGGCCATCCGGTTCTGGAGGACGGGTAAGAGGCACCCGTGCAAGGCGAACAGGAAGGAGATAGCCCGCCTGACCTCCATTGTGACGAAGACAAGGTGCAAACCAGAACTTTTATTCCCCAAGGTATGACAAACGAGAGACCCAACGTCTCGCCCGCGTCAAGGTACTGCGAGAGCGAGGCCGCCCGCCTTCTGGGCGTGAACAGGAGGACGATAGCTCGGTGGAGGGAGAGCGGGCATATAAGGCCCATGCTGGGTATGGGGGTGAAGTCCGGAAGGATCTACTACAAGGGAACGGAGATAGTGAGGGTGTGGGTGACGCACTAAAGACGAATACCGCAGTGATGCGGCTGGACGGGACGCCCTGGGGTTGGCGCCTTACGGGGCGGGTGTTTCAAATGAGATTATAAGAGTTTGTTTCATGACTATTAAATCAACGCGGCCTCCTGCCCGTCCGGGCCGCTTTTCAAGACAACAACAAAAAAATGATAAAGTTATGACTAAACAGGAATTTACAGACAGAACGGGATTCATCCCGACCGATGAGCACTTTCAGGCGATTCACGATGAATACATGGCCGCGGGTGACAATGTGGACAAGGACACCTTCTGCGACAGGTGGATTAATGAGAACGGGAAGCAGACCGTCTATGACTGGATGACCAGCAGGTACGAGGCCGCGCGGGATGAGCTTGCCGCCAAAAAGGAGGACGACAGGGAGCTGGGCAACCGCGTGGCGGACCTGAGCGAGATGGTTGACCGCAAGGACACGGAGATAGGGCTGCTGCACGACCGGATCAAGATTCTGGAGGCGCGGCTCACCGCCCGCGAGGTGAAGGAGGAGAGGTTGAAGGAACGCTATGCGGGATTCACGGACGAGTTCCTCAGGTACAGGAAGGCGCTTATTATCGCCCGGCTGATGATGGAGAGCCTCCGTGATTGCGCGGACGGGGAGGATCTGACCGTGGTTCTCGATGAGATAGGCGCGGCACTGGCGGCTGGAAAGACAACGGGGACAAGCGTCAACGAGGAATAAAAAAACAACGGACATGAAAAAGGGAATCATCAACGCGGCCTATGTCGTGGCCGCCCTTCTGGCTCTTGCGAGCCTCTGCGTCCTGGTGACGGACGTGACGGATACGTGCAAGGTGTGGCTTACTCTCCTCATCAAGGGGGCCGCCCTTGCGGTGCTCTTCGTGTGCTCTTGGCTTCTGCCGCCTGTGAGGGAGAAGGTTGAGGAATTAGGCTATGAATTGCCGTTGAGGTTGAGGAGGTAGGGCTATGGCTGAGATCAGACCTTTTGTCCTGATTCAGGACTGGATGTTCGACCTGGGGCTGAACCTGTCCGAGGTGATCGCGGTGGCGGTCATCTACGGGTTCACGCAGGACGGGATGCACACATGCCACGCGTCGCTGCCGTATTTCCAGAGAAGGTGCTGCGTAAATAAGCGCAATGCTATTCGTGTACTTTCAAAACTCGAGAAAATGGGGCTTTTGACCGTAGGGCGCAAGGCTGGCGAGCAGAATGAATATTCCCTTAACTTGGAGGTGGTGTCAAAACGACACCAGTGTCAAAACGACACCAGTGTCAAAATAGCGCAAAGTGGTGTCAAAATGACACCCCTTTCCCCCACACCCCCTATCCCTATAAGAAAAGATAATAAAAAAAACATCACAAGCGCGTGTGACGCGCACGTGTGCACGCACGAGGGCGGCTCTGAGAGACCGCCTCAGGCCACCCCCCAGCCCCCCAGCCCCCCGGTACCCTCCAAAGATGAGGTCGGCCTGTTCTATGTGTCGAGCATGGAGAGGGAGGCGGTGGGCTTCAGCAGGGACAGGATAGCGGGGTTGAAGCGTGAGAGGATGGCCGCGGCGCTGGAGCGCGTTGCCGCGAACCTTGCCGCCAAGGAGGGGCTGGCGATGTCGGAAGGACAGAAGGCACGCTTCCTTGACCACTGGTGCGCGCACCGTCCGGGGAGCGAGGCGATAAGGGCGGAGGGCGACCCGTACTTCTCACTGTACGCAAAGGCGAAGCTCTGGATCGACATCGACGCTTCGAGGGCTGCGGCCAAGACGGCGGGGAACAGCGAGAGCCAATTCAAGGACGCGACTTCGGACTGGAAGAACCGGGGTGACTTTTAGCGGCGTATTCAAGAAGCGGCAAGGACATATTCAGAGATATTCAAGGATTTCAAGTCAAGAGTTATGATAACGAAGCAGTACATCGACAAGATTGTGGCCGACCTCAAGGCGGCTGGGCAGTTCCCGGAGATAAGGCGGAGCGACTCGGGCTTCTCGTTCGAGGCCGCGTGGTGGCTCTTCGATGGGGTGGCGCGGGCTATGGTTCCGGGGTTCAGGGTGACGGAAGGGCGCGCCAAGGCTTACGCGGCTCTGGCGGCGTGGGCGGCGAACCTTCCGTTCAGGTGCAATGACCCGGATACGGGCGTTGAGGTTGAAGGCGATCCGTGCAAAGGACTGTTCGTGGCGGGCAACCCGGGGAGCGGCAAGACGACGGCTGTGAGGATAGTCCAGACGATGGCCTCCCAGATGGCCGCGAGGTTCGCTTGGGGCAACGAATCGAACCTTATGAGGTGGACGGACTCCACGGCGGCTATGATCTGCGACCATTACGCCCAGCAGGGCTCTTTGTCGTTCTTCCAGTCGATGAAGGTGGTGAGCATACAGGACTTGGGCTCCGAGCCTAGGGAGACGCTGTATATGGGCAATCGCCATGAGGTGATGCGGGAGTTTCTTGAGCTGAGGGGCGACACGCCGGGGCGGTTCACCATCATCACGAGCAACTACAGCCTTGCCTCCATCAGGAAGATCTACGGCGACAGGGTGTGGTCGAGGCTGCACAGTATGTGCAACTACGTGGAGCTTGTGGGTGACGATATGAGGGTGAGCGGAAATGGTTCTTGAGGAGATAAGGCGGCGTGTGGCCGTGTTGAGGTCGAGGAACGCGCTGCCATGCCACGAGACCCTTCTGAACCTGAAAAGGTGGGCGAAAGGCAAAGGGATGACGGAGAAGGCTCTTCTGGAGTCCATCGCGGAGCTGAGGAGAGCGGGGCGGATAGAGGTCGGGAGGACGCTCAATGACTGGTGGATAAGGCCGGTTGAGGACGGCAAGGCGAAATAAGGCGTTTTGGCGGTGTTTTGTGGACCGGGATTGGAAAACCCTTGTTTTGCGGATTAAAATTCGTGAGAGGGCGAGGAAACGGCCAAAGAAAGAGAAATAACGAAGCAAGTATGAAGCAACCCCGTGCCGCGCGGGTCTTATCGCGGCTCATAGGTTATTAGTTTTAGTGTTATTAATTATGTGGTTTTTCTCCGAAGGCCGGCTGTGAAGTCCGTCAGAGGTAAACTCCCCGAAGGCCGGAATTGGGACGCTTCCGGCAGGATCATAAACGTAGGACGGCAGTGCGGTTCGAGTCCGTTCCGGGGAGCCGCTCAAAGTCTTGGCAGACTTTCTTGAGGTCCTGAGAAAACCGACGGAAAAGGGGATGGAGCATCGGGTTGGCTGCGGCCAGAAGGTTCGATTCCTTCCCATCCCCCAAAGCTCGCAAGCAACCAAGGTGGCCCAGGAGTTACCTTCCAACCAGTAGCGGCGTGAGTCGCGAACAATGCTGAGAAAAAGCGTCCACGGGGACGAAGGGAATACGTAGCTATACCAAAAACACAGTGTTTCGATGATTTTGACAAAGGTCGGTTCGAGTCCGCGCTCAGCATCAAGTTTATTGTTTAATTTTTAATGATTCTAAAATGATGAAAAGTTACATCGGAAAGAAGTGCATCGTAAGATGCTATGGTGCCGGGGTGTTCTTCGGTGAGGTCAAGGAAGTAAGCAGCTATGCCAACGGGCTGAACGTGCGTCTGGCTAATGCCCGTAAGGTGTGGTACTGGGATGGTGCCGCTGCTGTTGAGCAGCTTTCACAGGACGGTTGCAACGACGACAGCAAGATAACCGTGGCCGTGCCTGAGTTGGTGGCTGCGAACGCCATTCAGATTATTCCTTGCACCAGCAAGGCGATAGAGAACATCGAAGCGAAGAAGGAATGGAAGCGATAGGGAAAGATATTGAGCGGTTTCTGGCCGTAAGTTCCGGTTCCGGTTACGGTGACGGTTCCGGTTCCGGTTCCGGTTCCGGTTACGGTGACGGTTCCGGTGACGGTTCCGGTGACGGTTACGGCATCAATGAGTTCAACGGCCGCAAGGTCTATGATGTTGATAATGTTCCAACTCTCATCTATGCCGTCCGCTGCAACGTGGCGAAAGGCGCGGTGCTTCAAAAGGACTTGACGCTGAAAGACTGCTGGATCGCCAAGCGCGGCAACTTCTTCGCCCACGGTGACACGCTGCGCGATGCCGTCAAGGCTGTGTATGCCAAGTGGAAAGAGAACCGTCCGCTTGGCGAGAGGATAGCTGAGTTTGTGAATATGCACCCGTCCTTGGATGACGAATATTCCGATCTGTACCGGTGGCATCACATCCTCACTGGCTCCTGCGAATTTGGAAGACGCAACTGGTGCGAGGAGCACGGCTACAAGCCGACCGACAGCATCACATTGCGTACATTCTTTGAGCAGACCAAGGACGATTATGGTCGTGATGTCATCAAGAAGGTCGCCAATGTTTACGGTATGAAATTATAACAAAAAAAAATGGCAAAGATCATTTACAAGGAGGGATGCGAGGGCCAGAACAGGCTCGAATGTATCGAGGGAATAGAGATCAGTCTTCTGAACGGCCAGAAGGCCCTCATTTACCCGAAGTACGACAACAAGGCGTTGCTGGAAGACGAGAGCAGACGAAAATGGAAGGCGGATACCGTCACCGAGATCGAGGCTTTGAAATTGAAAGACAATGTGGCGGCCACGGCCGGGCTGGCCAAGGCGGGGAGTCCGGCGGCGTTGTTCGCGACCGGCTTCTCTTCTGAGCGGTTCGGCAATTTCAGTCTGCCGACCCTTCTCGCCGCGTTGGAGATAACGGCGCAGAAGAGCGAGATCGACAAGTTGGCGCGAGGCATAGATGGGGCTGATTTGCTCGAAGGCTATAGCAGCAACGTCTGGAGTTGTTCCCGCTGCAGCCAGGTTTACGGTTGGTTCGCGTACGGCAACTACAGCTATGCTGGCGGCTACGGCCTGTACGACAGGTACGTGGCGGTTCCCCTCGTGCTTTTGAACGTCGCCGGAGGCGCGGCCTAATCTCACTCTTGGGCGGCCGCGTCCCTCGCGCCAACCCTCCTTCTCAAAAATGACAAAATATGGAAACGATACGATACAGGGTCTCTTCTGATTATTTCAACTACCACAACGAGTGGTGGTACGACTCCGAGGAGGCTGCGAGAAAAAAAAGAGCCGAGCTCCTCGCCACGCTGGACATGAAGTGGGAGGTGAGGATGGAGGCCTTCAAAACGGGAGGGAAAGATGATGTGGCATGAAAGACTGGAGAACGCCGGCAAGGTCGAGCGGCTCCGGAAGATGTTCAAGAACAGGCCGAATGACGTGATAATAGAGAAGCTGGGCATCGGCCATGGCACGCTCCACCGTACGGCGAGGGCGTTGGGACTGACAAAGACAAAACAGTTTATGCGCAAGTGCCAGAGGAACGCCGCCGACAAGGCGAAGGAATCCCACATCATTCACGGGACATTCCCGCCGAAAGGCTACATAATCCCTGGAAGTGAGGACTACCGCTTCAAGAGCGGAGAGACACCGCTGCAAAGGCTTGGCGCAAGGAAGGAGCGTCAGCGACTGGAGAAGTCAGCCGCGACCAGAAGTCAGCTGCTGAAAGAGGAAAGGGCGAGGCTGTTGTTCGGCCTTCCTCAGCAGACCAAGCTGCGTGTACGCAACAGGGGGCATATATTCCATCTGAACACGTGGTATCTGCGCAGCCGTGGCTACGAGGTGGACGTGAACAACCTTGTGGCTTACTACGATGAGAATACTAACCGCTGCCCGGTTCTGGAGAAGAAGGGCAGGAATCCCGACGAGGGGCATTACTTTAATTTCAGGGAGAAGACGATATGACCAGTAACATACTGATAAACGAGGCCGGGAACGACCTCAGCGCGGAGGGCTACGCCGCATTGGGCGTCCTTCTGGAGATGGTCTGGGGAATCCAGACGATAGGTTGCAAGATGGCGGACGCCCTTGACAGCATAGGCGTGCAGAACTGCCTTGTGCAGCGCAAGAAACACGCCTTCAACGACGCCAAGAAGAGCGTCAACGGCCTTCTGAAAGGATTGGAGGCCGCCTTTGACGAGACGTTCGACTATGCCATGTGCCGCGTCCCGGAGAAGGCTCTGGAGCGCACGGAGGCGTTGCAGTCGTATGCCGATGACATCGTGCGGCTGCTGATGCTCTACTATTCGAGGGTTGACGGAGATCCGCAGGGCGACGACAAGCGGCGGAGGGTTCACAAGGCCATCGCCAACTTCAAGGCCGTGCCGGGGTTCGACGCGGAGGCTTTGATAAGATTCTTCAAAATGCAGTAGGATATGGAGAAGCGTAAGGAATTCGGTGACATGACCGGGCAGAGGTTCGGTCTGTGGACAGTTTTGGGAATGACGAGAAAGAAGACAACCACCCGCGCCCTCACGGCTTGCCATTGCAGGTGTGACTGCGGAACGGAACGCGTGGTGTTCGCCAGATCGCTGAGGATAGGGAAGTCCACCAGCTGTAGCTGCGCGTCCAAGTCGCACTGGAGGGGGGCCGGCTCCAAGGCGGCGCGGCTTTCGTCCGCCCCGTCCGAGCCGGTGAGGTCGGCAGACGACTGGATGTTCGGAGCAAAGGGGGCCGTGGGGCTGTTCGTGACATGGAGGCCGTCAGGAGATTGAGCGAGAACAATGAAAATGATTAGGCTATGGACATTGTAGATTTGGCAGGGATAATTGTGACAATATTCGTACTTCTTGCGTCGGTGGCTGTAATAAAGATGCTCATTGACTATAAGGAGAGGAAGTCGAAGACCAAGGAGGAACTTGACAAGATGTGGGATCGCATAGAATGGCTGTGCCGTGACACGGACGACCGCCTGTCCGTTGACCGCCTGGAGTTCCAGCAGAAGACCAAGCAGATAAGCCACCTTTGGCGGAGGCTGCGCTACGCGGAGAAGAGGCTCTACATCGAGCCGAGCGACGCTTTCAAGGAGAAGGAGGACGGGGGCGATGATTGAGAACTTTTTTGGAGTTCGCCGCCGTCTCCCTGTTCTGGTGGTGCTGCTTCCGACTATGGACATCCGAAGACAAGGACTGAAGTATGGTCAAGGCGAGGGTCAGGTATTATGCGAGAATCGGCTACACGGTGGAGTGCCAACGCGCCAAGTACAAGCACTGGCACGTCATAGGCACACACCGGGAGACCGACATCGAGTTCAGGAGGTCGCTGAAAGACGGCTCGGTTCAGTGGCTCCGCAAGGTGTTCGAGCCGGAGTTAAGGAATACCTCAAAAATCCTAACAGAAAGGTTGTTACAAGAAATGGTCTGAATGTGCGAATACTCTGCACTGACAGAAATAGCATATATCCAATTGTTGCGCTAATTGGTAACAATTGCGATATAAACACTTACTTGGAAAACGGGAAACATTCGTCGATGCTGACTAATCTTGACCTTTTCTTCGCTCCGGAAAAGCAAGAGGGCTGGGTGAACATTTGTAGATACAACCACGGTATTGCTTCAGATGGAGAAGTATACAATTCAAAAGAAGAGGCCTTGGAGAACACAAATAATTATTTTGTGTCCGTTTGCAAGATTGAATGGGAGGAATAATCATGAAAGTTTCGGAATTACAGATTGGCGACTGGGTGATTTGCCTCGGAGACCCTGTGAGGGTTGTGTCGTTGAGTCTCAAAGATGATGAGCCTATCGGCATAATGTCACCCTTGAAGACGATAGAGACGTTTAAGGAGGAGGATGTCAAGCCTGTGCCATTGACAGAAGCAATATTTGACAATGCTTGCGAGCAAGATGATAGAAAGTATGTCGAGTGGTACTTCAGTGAGGATAAAACCGGTATTTGGCATTTCGAGATTACCGAAGTGCCTGACTGCTTTCGCATATATATCAAATACGTCCACGAGTTGCAGCACGCACTGCGCCTTGTGGGGTTGAGCGAACAGGCGAAAAATCTTAAAGTTTAGAGTTATGGTGGAAAGACAAATAGCGGAGATATCCCCGTATTGTTCGCCTTGTGAATGCTCAGGCAACTGCCTCGGATGCGGGCGCAACAAAGGGCTTAGGCTCTATGGCGAGGAGGTTTATGTCGTATGCGACTTCGATACGGTTGACACGCAAAGAGAGAGGTAAAAATATCAAAAGACCGAATCAACCCTAAGGGCGGAGACCGATTTTTATTTGAAATTATTGTCAAAAGGTAGAATATGGGAAATTTTAACATCAAGATCGAGCTGGACAAGATTCCAGGCGCGAAAATCATGGACATCAAGGGAGAGACTGCGACACGCCGCTGTATCGTCATCCCTATCGACAACGAGCGCGGGACTGTGATTGATGAGTATAAGAAATTTGACCACGGCCTCGGTGCGATGACGTCGAAGCCGCTGGCGCACGTCCAGCTTCTGGCTACCGCCTACGAGAGCGCGAACCAGAGCTTCAATTCAAGTCATTATATCAAGCCGCAGGTCTCCAGGGAGTACTTCGAGCGGATGAGCGAGACGCAGGTCCGCAACCTTCCGTTCATCGGCTCACTACAGCCGTGGCAGGTCAACCAGAAGAAAGAGGAGAGGAAAAACGATGAGGACAACTGGTAGGCTATGATTTGGGTTGGTATAGACACGGGGGTCAACACAGGGATGGCCGTGTGGGACTCAAAGAAGAGGGAGCTGCTTTCGCTGGACACTGTGACGATAGATGAGGCTATATTCCGTGTGCTTGGTCTTGTGGCGGAATATCAGGACATCTGCGTCGTCGTTGAGGATGCGAGGTTGAGAAAATGGGTGCCGGACACGCACGATGTACGCAAGGAGATGGCGCGGCGGCTTGGCGCCGGTTCTGTAAAGAGGGACGCCAAGATCTGGGAGGACTTCCTTTCAAGAATGAATATTCCGTTCCAGTTGGTGGCCCCGTTGAAGGGGGCGACAAAGTGGACGCGTGACAGTTTCGCCGCCGTGACCGGCTACAACGGAAGGACTACCGAGCATTCGAGGGATGCGGCGATGCTGGTGTTCGGTCGGTTTAATTAGATTCTTCAGGCTATGAATGATAAGACGAAAGAGATCAGTCTGTTCTCTAACGACAACGACTGGAGCGCACGCAGGGTTGAGCGCGTTGATGTTGAGGACGAGCAACCCAAGCGGCGTGAACGTGCGGCGATGTACGAGTTTACGCCGGAGTATCTGTATCGCCGCGCATACTCAGAGGTTAAGCTGCTGGATCTGTTCGGAACTTTCGACTTCAAGGTTGGGCACTGTTACAACTTCCTGACCGCGGGTGATATTGACGGCATGTCTTATTTGAAGGCTTTGTTGAGGTCTCAAAGGTTGACGCATTGCATCCTTTCCACTTGGTGTATGTCAGCCGGTGACGCTTTCCAGATCATCACGTGGCTGGAGGATGGGAGTATCGGGAGGATGGATCTGTATGTCGGTGAGATATTCAAAGGAAGTTACGCGGCGGTGTGGAATCAGCTGCATGAATGGTATGCCGCCCACCCCGACCGCGGGCGTATAGCCATATTCAGGAACCACTCCAAGATCATCGCCGGTGTCGGTGACAAGTTCGCTTTCGGTTTGCAGACATCCGCGAACTTCGACACCAATCCAAGGACGGAACAGGCGAGCTTGTCGATAGACCGCGGCCTTTATCTGTTCTATAAGGATTACTTCGATAAGATTGTCACATTCAACAGGGAGGACAGATGATGGTGCTGGCTTGGGAGTCAAATGAGCGCAAGGACGCTGATTGCGGTGGCTATCAGCGTAAGAGGTCAAGTGACTTGTATCACACCTATAGGTGGACGAGACTGAGCAGGGCGTTCAGGCAGTCGCACCCGCTTTGCGCGGAGTGCGCGAGGAACGGAAGGTTGAAGGAGGCCGAGGTCGTTGACCATATCACGCCGTTCCCGGTGTGTCGTGACTTCTTCGATGAGAGCAACCTTCAGAGCCTCTGTGCTGATTGCAACATCGCTAAAGGTAATCGGGATAAAGTGATTATATCAGAGTGGCGTAGGACGCACGGGAGAGCCTATGACGGGCGCGTCAAGGGTGCGCCTGGCGTGGCAGCCGCCTTGCGCCGGAAGGGGGAGGGGGCTTCGAATCTCTCAGCCGATCCTTTCCAAGACCACACCTCCAGTTTCGAAGACGCGAGTGCTGAAAATCGCCAAGGGGTTTTGAATGCGCAAAAACTCAAATAGTTATGGGAGGTAATGGAAGCGGACGCAAAAAACAGCCAGCGCAACTCGCTAAGTTAAAGGGCACTTATCAGGCTTGCAGGCGCAAGAATGACGGTGATCTGGAAGGCCGGAAGGTCGGCAGCATCCAGGCCGCGTGCGGGACGATGTCTTACAGGCTTCTGACGGAGCGGCAAAGGAAGATATATCTGTCGGTCTGCCGACAGCTCATACCGCTGGGGATTCTGGAGCAGGCGTACCTCCCGGAGCTGGTGATGTTCGCTAAGGAGTTCGATATGTATATGACGGCGGCGGCGGATGTCGAGAAGAACGGGATGTATACTGTCAAGCGCGACGAGGCCGGCAATGTGTGCGGCACCGTCGAGAACCCGTCCGTACGGCATATGGACAGATTTTTCAACCACGTTGCCAAGATCGGGTCGAACTTCGGGCTTTCGCCGGTTGACCGCCAGAGGATAAAGGCGAGGGTCGAGGGCGAGGACCCGTCCGCCAAGATCATCAACCTGATAATGGGGGGAGGTGAGCCTGATGAGCAGTAGGTATCTGGAAAGGGTGGATCGGTATGCCGCGGACATAGTGTCCGGGGCTGTTCCGTCCTGCCGGATGGTGCGGCTCGCCTGTGAGAGGTACGAGAATGACAAGAAAAGGGCTGATCTGTACTTTGACGAGTCTAAATTCCTGCGTTTCGTCCGTTTCGCTCAGACGTTGAAGCATTTCAAGGGGGAATTTGCGGGAAAGGGCATAAGGCTGGAGGACTGGCAGCTCTTTGTGGCTGCGAATGTGTTCGGCTGGTATCGTTCGGCGACCAAGCGCCGCCGCTATCAGTACGCCGATGTATATGTGCCAAGAAAGAACGGCAAGACCACATTCGCGGCCATAATCGCCCTTTATATGCTTCTTTTTGACGGAGAGCCGGCCGCCGAGGTGTACGCCGCCGCCGTCGACAAGGAACAGGCCAAGATATGCTTCGACACGGCGAAGGAATTACTTCGTCACAGCGGATTGTCGGAGATCGCCGATGTGTACCGCGGGAGCATCACCAGCATCCCGACTGCGTCATCATTCAAGCCGCTGACAAAGGACACTAAGAACAAGGACGGCTTGAACCCGCAGGCCGCCATCTGCGATGAGCGGCACGCATGGAAGACTAACGAGATCTATGATGTAATCAAGACGGGTATCGGCTCGAGGAGGCAGCCGCTTGTGTTCTCTATATCCACGGCTGGCGTGGACACCAGTTATCCGTATTTCCGAGATCTGGAGTTTCTCAGGGACGTGATGAGCGGGGTCCAGGAGAAGGACAACCACTTCATAATGCTCTTTGAGCCAGACGATGGTGACAGATGGGACGATCCGGAGGTCTGGCGCAAGGTGAATCCGAATTACGGGGTGTCTCTTTACCCGGAGTATATGGAGAACGAGTTTCAGGAGGCGAAGAAGAAGGGCGGAAGCACTCTTGCGGCCTTCTGTACGAAGAACCTGAATATGTGGGTGGACGCTCCGGAGGTCTGGATAAGCGATGATGATGTGACCGCCAACGGCAAGGGGCTTGACCCGTCCGTCCTTCTCGGGAAGGAGTGCTATGTGGGATTGGATCTAGCTTCAAAGAATGACATCACGGCGGCGGCCTTCTGGTTCCCGTCCTTCAAGGCCGTGCGTTATCTTTTCTGCGTTCCGGAGTCCAAGGTGGCCGAGATGTCCGACCGTGTGGACTACCGGCAGTGGAGGGACCAGGGCTGGCTTGTCGTCACGCCCGGCAAGACGTTGGACGAGGACTGGTACATTCAGACGCTGATCTCTTGGATGGACTTGTATGATGTCAAAAAGATAGCTTATGACCCGTGGGCTATCTGGAACATACTGCCGAAGTTCGGGCGGTATTGCGACCGCCTGATGGAGTATCAGCAGAACATCCGCTATATGTCCGTGCCGACAAAGTGGCTGGAGGCTGCGGTCTTGCGTCACGAGCTGGATCTCTTGGGAAATCCAGTCATCCGGTGGATGTTCCGAAACGTTGTGGTGTACCGGGATCCGAACGCAAATATAAAGCTTGACAAGGCAAGGTCGAGGAACAAGATTGACGGGGTTGTGGCTACCGTGGACGCGATAGGAGGATGGTTGAACGAAACGGCGGGGCAGGAAAGCAAAATAATATATTCAAACCACGATTTAAGGGTGATATGAGAGAGATTGACGAAAGGGTCTGGCGGATGGTCACGAGAGACGGCTTCGCCAAGGAGTTCTGGGCGGAGCTGCGCCGCCGCCGGGCTGTGAAACAGACGACTTCGAGGCGCGAGGTGTTCGATTTCCTGAACGGTCTGTTCGTGGCCGAGTTCGGGGAGCCGCGCTTCGTGTCGTATGACACTTTCAGGCATTCCAGGGAATATCGCAGATAGGCTTTCACTTTGGTAGAATTTTCCACATTTTAACCGCGTCCGCTTGCTATCTTGCGGGCGATGTCGATATTCAGCAGCATATTCGGAGGCGCGAGGAGGCGGTCTGTGACCGTCGCCCCGTCCGGCAGTGTCATTGTGCCGCCTCCTGTGGACTACGGCCAGCCGGTCAGCAACTCCACGGCGATGAAGATAACGGCGTTCTATGCCGGTATTCGCCTGATCTCCGAGAATATCGCGTCTTTGCCGCGCTCCGTCCGCAAGAAGACGGACAAAGGGCTGGCTTCGGCTGATGGCCATCCGGCCTACAGGCTTGTCGCTGTCAAGCCGAATGATTACACAAACACGTTCGACTTCTGGAACTGCATGACCACGTGGCTGGAGGGATGGGGCAACGCCTACGCTGTCATCCGAAGGGGTGCGGACGGACGTCCGGTTTCGATCCATCAGGTACACCCGTCCTACGTCACGGCCACGCTTTCGGAAGGCAGGAGGTGGTATCGCGTCATCATCCCCGATCCGGGGCTCTCGTGGCTTAACGGCACTTACAGCGGAGATGATGTGCTGCACTTCATGCTTCTGACCCTTGACGGGCTTACGGGTGTCAATCCGGTGATTTACAACGCCATCGCTTTGGGAAAGAATCTGGCCACCGAGAAGTTCGGAAGCGAGTTCTACACGCGCAAGGGAAACATCCGTGCGGTTCTGGAGACTGACGGCAACCTTGGAGATGACGCATATAACAAGTTCATAGAGCACTTCAAGGCGGCGTCGGAGGGTAATTTCGGCACCCCGCTTTTGGAATATGGCATAAAATACAAGCAACTTTCGGTCAATCCGGTGGCTGCTCAGCTGATCCAGAGCGAAACCCTTTCCATTCAAGACGTGGCGCGGATACTTAACATTCCGCCGCACATGATAGCGGAACTTTCGCACGCCACGTTCAGCAACATCGAGCATCAGACGATCCAGTTCGTGGAATATACGCTGCGGCCGATCATCAAGCGGCTGGAGGTCGAGTTGAGGACCAAGATGTTCTTTACGGACGAGGTGGGGCTCTATGACGTCGAGTTCGGTCTTGGCGGCCTGTTGCGTGGCGACACGGCCGCGCGGTCGAGTTACTACCATAACGCCATCCTTGACGGCTATATGTCGAGGAATGAGGTCAGGGCGCTTGAGGGCTTACAGCACAAGGACGGCCTTGATGACATGCTTTATCCGCTCAATTCGGGCGTGGTGGGTAAGGAAAATGAAGAAAACACAGACGACAATGGATAAGATATTTTTCAGGACGGCGGACGATGCCGTGGTTGAGGCGAAAAAGCAGGATTCAAGACGGATCACATTCGTGGCGTCGGACTCCACGAGGGACTCGCACGGGACTGTCCTCAATCAGGATGGGTGGTCGCTTGACCGGTTCAACAAGAACGGAATCATAGGCTATCAGCACAAGGTCTATGGCGGATGGGATGACACGGAGAACCCCGATAACGTCATAGGAAAGGGGCGGGCGTACACCAAGGACGGCAAGCTGTACGTGGATGTGGACTTTGAGCCTAAGGAGATAAACGAGCTCGCCGACAAGATCTACAACAAGCTTCTGTTCGGCAGCCTGAAGGCCGTGTCGGTGGGTTTCCTTCCGAAGGGCAAGGGCAGCTGGGGAAAGGGCGAGGAGGCTCTGGACGGAAAGAACCCGACTTACTACTATGCCGGTCAGGAGTTGCTCGAGGTGTCGGTTGTGAATATTCCCGCCAACCCGAATGCTTTGAAAAAGTCAATCGAGGCGAGTGATGAGGAAATGGCCGAGCTTAGAAGGCAGGAAGAAAAAGACGAGACACAAGGCGCGGAACTTTCGTCGCTGGGCGTTGAGGTTGAAAGACAGTTGACAATGGCAGAGGCAGCTCTGCTTTAATATATTCTTTTCATCATGAGAAAAATAGCGGAAATCAGAAGGGATCTCGCGGCCAAGGCCGCGGAGGTCAAGGGCATTCAGAACAGCCCTGAGAACGCCGAGGCCCTCAAGAAAGGGATCGAGGAGCTCAAGGCTCTGATGCTTGAGTTGGAACAGGCGGAGGCCGTGGAGGCCGCCGCGCAGCAGGCTGCCGACAGGGAGCTTGACAGAAGGCAGAGGGTGGCCGGAAGGCCGTTCTCGTTGGTGCGTTACATAGCCGGGATTGTTTCCGGCAATCTGGAGGGCATCGAGAAAGAGGTTGACGAGATGGGAGCGAAAGAGTATGAGCGTCTGGGACTGGTCCGTCAGGGGCACGTCATCCCGTCCGCTTATCTTCGCGCCGCCAGCGGCCAGAACTACACGACTGCCGCGGATGGCGGCAATCTCACCGAGGAGGGCGAAAGGCGCTACCTTGACATCCTCAGGGACAAACTGGTCGTGGCCGGTCTGGGAGCGACCGTGCTGACCGACCTCGTGGGGACGTTCACGGCCATCAGCTCTTCTGCGGTTCAGGCCGCATGGGAAGGCGAGGCTGACAAGAACGAGCTCAAGAAGGTGACCTATTCCAAATTGACCATGACCCCGCACAGGTCATCCGTGTCCGTGGCCACGACAAAGGACCTGCTCAGGCAGACCTCCTTTGACGTAGAGGCCGATTTGTTAAACAAGATCACCGACGCGCACGCCGACCTTCTGGAGAAGGCGGCCATCAACGGCTCCGGAAGTGACGGGGAGCCTACCGGAATCCTGAACACCTCCGGCATCGGAAGTGTGGCTATTGGCACGAACGGTGGCGCGCTAACGTGGAAGAATGTCGTTGCTCTGGAGACCGAGGTTAACTCCAAGAACGCCAACCGCGGCAGGATGGCCTATCTTTCCAACGCGAAGGTTAACGGTGCGTTGAAGGTCACAGAGATGGCGGCGGGCACCGCGCGCTTCCTGCTGTCAAATGAGGCGCCTAAGACCCTGAACGGCTATCCTTTTGATTGGACGAATCTCGTTCCGTCAACTTTGACCAAGGGAACGGCCGCGTCCAAGTGCTCAGCGCTCATCTTCGGTAACTTCCAGGATCTCTATATCGGCCAGTGGGGTGGAATAGACATCGTTGTCGACCCGTACACCGGAGCGCGCAACGGTGAGATCTATCTCACCCTGAACGCATGGAATGATATCAAGGTTGTCGAGCCTAAGAGCTTCGCGGCCATCGTGGACATAACGACCGACTAAAATAGATGAGACGGGATTTTGACGATGATATGCTTTGGGAGGGGCTCGAAAGGCTGAAAAGCCATCTGAGACTCACCTCCTGCGATCTGGACGACGAGCTGCGGCAGAAGCTTTGCGCCGCCGTGCGCTCCGCCGAGCACCAGATAGGGCGTGTCGTCTTCAGGTCTCGTTTCTCCGACATATTCCCTTTTTCACCCGAAATCCGCCTGGATTCCCCGCTTCTGGCGGTGGAGTCCGTGGCGGTGGACGGGGTCCCTCTTTCAGAAGGCTGGACCGCGTTGCGGTCGGTGTCCTCAGTGCGCTTTGACCCGTCTATGACGGGCGATGAGGCGGAGGTCGTCTGGACTTCCGGCATGGAACAGGTGCCGGATGACCTGATGAACGCCATCCTCCTGATCGCATCATCGCTTTTCAGTAATCCGCTGGACAGCGTGGAGACGCTTCCAAAGGCATCCGCCGCGCTTCTGCGGCCTTACCGCAATTATGAGCTGTAGTTATGGAGAATTGGGGCATAGGCGACTTTGACACGAAGGTGCGGCTGCAACGCTGCGAGATCACCACCGGCGACACCGGCGAGAAGATCTACAACTGGCAGTGCGTGCGCGAGGCGTTCGCCAAGGTTGAGCGCGACATCGACGAGGTGATAGACAACGGCAACCTGGAGCAGGGTCAAGCTTTGACCCTGACCCTGTGGAAGGTGTCCGAGTTGACAACGAGGTGGCGCGTCATCATTGGCGGTGTCCCTTACGCCATTGAGGGGATAGACCTAGTGTCGCGGCTTTCTCCTGTATGCAAATTGTCTGTCAGGTCGATAGAGTGATATGGCAAAGGCGATAAGGATAGACGGTGTCGAGGATGTTCTCCGTATGTTTGACGGGGCTCCCAAGGAGCTCCAGAAGGCGGGGAAGAAGGCGATGGCATCAGCGGGACGCAAGGTGGCGGCCAAGTTCAAGCGTCAGATTCCGGCACGCTGGAAGAAGCTGGTGAAGTCGAAGGCCAAGATGTCGAGGGGTGGTGACTTCTATGCCGATATGGGTCTGTACAACGGGCACGAGGCGCAGGGACACCAGCCGAACGGGAAGAAGGTCAGCGACTGGTTCAAGGCATATTGGGCGGATTACGGCACTTTGGCGAGGCGCGATCCAGACCACAAGTTCGACTATCCGGTCAAGAGCAAGGACTCAGCCAACGGGCGTTTGAGGCGCAACGACATGGGTCAGTATCCGACCGGATTCTTCGAGGAGGCAGCCGAGGGGTGGGAGAATGTGTTCATGACCGAATTTAATGATTCCTTGAAAAAGCAGGGCTATGACATCGACAAACTTTGACGACAAGATAGGCAGGACGCTTGTGGCGGCGGTCAAGGGGATTGCCCCGATTTCATTGTACGAGGCCGAGACCGGCGTTTACCCTTACGCGGTGTACGAGCATTCGCATGAATATTACCGCACGAAGGATGGAGTCTATAAGATAGTCTCGAATGTTCCGGTCACGGTCTACGGCAAGAGTTTCGGAGACACGAGGCCGCTGGCTGAAAAGATAGAGGCCGCCGTGCTCGCCGCGATGAATAATGAGACGTTCAGGACGTTCACCGTGTCAAGGGCTGACACCTGCGTCGAGGGCGTGTGGCGGAGCGAGGTCAGGTTTCAGATAACGCAATATAATTAGAAATATTCAAAATTATGGTAGAAGGTTACAACATAGCGTTCAAGTTGAACAATAAGACGCTCGCGGGGCGCACTCAGGATGACCTGACGATCACCCCGACAACGAAGGAGAGCATCACCAAGGATGACCAGGGCAACAAGCAGTCAATGGTCATCGGTCAGGAGGTGACTTTCGCGGCTCAGGGCATGGTTGAGGTATCGGTGACGGGGGCAACGT